GCTAATTTTAGTGATTCATAGCAAATTCCATTTTCTAAATTCACAACCATCTTAGACCTAGAATTAATTACCGATATAATTCTTTTTTGCGTGGATTTATTTAGTCCTAATTTATATGCGTGTTTTAAATTTTCAGAATGTGTATTCCATTCTAAATTTTCTAATCTATTATCAGTTTTTATTCCATTTATATGATTCACACATTTTTTATTCATTGGATTATCTAAATAAGTTAATGCAACTAATCTATGAATTTTATACTTTTTATAAACTCCAGGCGATATTAACCTAATAGTTTTATAACCATTATCATCATATTCAAATTTCATGAATTTTTTATGAGAATGACTCCAAACATCACCATTCTCTGTAATTGAATATTTCTCAAATCCTTTAATTGGTTTCATTTAAATTATTTTACCGTCTTTAAGTTCAAAATCTTTTGTATCTCCATCTTTAAATATGTTTAATATGATTCTTTCATCCCTTATCTGCTTACATAACATTGCTATCCCTCCTGCATAAGCTAACTCATTTAAGAACATTAACTGTTCTGATGATATTTTATCGCCTATTGCTTTTACTTCACAAGCAACGAATGTACCATACTTCTTACTATAACCAATGATATCAGGTACTCCTTTCCTTCCTATGAACGATCTACCTCTAACGGCAAGGTTGTTATTTCTCCATACATCGTTTCCATTATCCTTTAAATACTCCAACATCATTTTGGTTAAATCACTAGCTGAATGGTATGCCATAAGTTCAAAATTACATAATATATTTAATATATAGTTAGTACCAACGTATCAATTCCTCAGTTGGCATCTTAACATATTTGATTCCATCCTTCTCTTTTGTTTCTCCAATGCGAAAATATCTTCTTGCTTTAGCTCTTAAAAACTCTGCTCTAATAAATACTATCCTATCCCTTAAGTCTAAGTTAAAAGCAAAGAACTCAGCTCTACTATCTGCTATGCCACTAGGTAATCCATTGTTCTCATACTCTAGCAAAAAATATTTTTTCTTTAGTGCTTCAGTTTGATGTATTACAATAATCTTAGTGTTCTTAGCAAATAGTTTAATAGCCTGGTAAGTACCATCCTTAGCCTTTGCTTCCTCTATCTCAAACTTTCTACGATTTCTGTATCCTCTGCGTTGCCCCATTTTTTAATAGTTTTAGATTCTCTAATCTCGAAAGAGTCTATATCATTCAAGTCAGAAGCTATCAAGATTTTTAGAACAAGGTAATCACAAAAGTCTAAATCCATAGTTTCTTTGCCAATCTTAATCTTAACTCCATCACCATGTTCTTTAATGTGACCATATATTGTACCTTTTAATCCATCAGCCCATTCGGGGTTATTAGAATAAAATACGATTCTTTTGTCATCATCATACATAATGTCATAATCATGCTCTAATCCTTCTTCTAAATTGTTTTCAACGTAAACTTGTTTCATGTTATTTGTTTATTAATTTGTAAAATAATTTCTTTAATAGTTCCCAAATAAAAATAGTTAATAGATATTTCATTTGAATTTTTTTATGAGTAATGTTACTACTGCCATTAAACCTATCGTTCCCAATAGGAATAAGCCAAGTATTGCACCGATTAATAGTCTAGTAAACTCAATCAATATTTGTATCATTTCTTTCATTGTTTCTTTGTTGATTTGATTTAACTTTTTTAAATGTTTTCTCCTTTCTTTTATCAGACATCTTAAGCATATCGGTGATGTAAGCAAATTCTTTCTTATCTTTTTTAGTTAAGTCTGGATGAGTCTTTATCCTATAAAGCACATCTTCCATAGGTATAAATGTTTCGTTAAGCATAATCTTCAAATTTCATTGTTTCAGGTAAAAATCTTAGTGCAATATTTTTAGTACTTCCATGCCTATTCTTCTCAAGCTTACAAACTACTAAATCCCTTGGAGAATATTCCTTACCTCCTATCTCAATAGCTTCAGTCATCTCATAGTAAGCAGGTCGCATAAGCATAATAACTGCATCGGCATCTTGTTCAATCGATCCTGATTCTCTTAAGTCAGATAACTGAGGCATCTTATCTCCTCTTTCCTCTACTCTACGAGATAATTGAGATAGGGCGATAATAGGTACTTCCAACTCCTTAGCTAGGGCTTTAAGACTTCTACTGATGTAGCTCACCTCTTGCTCTCTGTTTTGGTTTGATTTTCCTGTTCCACTCATTAGTTGGAGGTAATCAATAAAAATTACCTTGATTCCATACTTCTGCTTCATAATCGTGGCTTTAGCTCTAAGTTGGGTTACACTTATACCGCCCATATCTTCAATATGTATGGGGGAAGTTAATAACAAGTCATCTGTCTTTAGAAGCACCTTTCTTTGTGCATCATCTATAATATTCATTCTAAGCCATTTTAAGGGCAATTCTGAACTGATTGACTCTAACCTTTCAACTAACTGCTCGGAGCTCATTTCAAGGCTAAAAATAGCCGTAGGAACGTTATTTAGACAAGCTAGTTGGTAGATACTAGAAAGCATAAAAGCAGTCTTACCCATTCCAGGTCTTGCAGCTACAATAACTAAGTCAGGTTTAACCCATCCACACAAGGTATTGTTTAGCTCATTAAAACCTGTGTTATAGCCCAATAATGCCCCTTTTTGAGCGGTATCACGAGAGTAATTGATTGATAAAATAATATCTTCCATCATTTTCTCGTAGATATTACCAAACTCTTGCAGTTGAATGAGTTTTTTGCTCATCTCAGCCATAAAGTCTATAGTTTCTACTTGACCACCAACCGCCCCATTCATGAGTTCCCTGCCCAGCTCGACCAAGATTCTACGCTTGTATAATTCTATGATTAACTCTATATGAGTGTTTAGGTGAGCAGTTGTTACCACATCTTTAGTTAACTCTGATAAGTAATAAGCGTTTACTTGATCCGTTTGTTTACTATCTACTAATCTTTGGAATACTGTTGTTAAGTCTATCTGAATATTTTTATCATACATATCCTTAATGACTCTAAACACTAATTGATGTTTATAATCATAAAATATATCCTCTTTTAAGTAGTTGATTACCAATGATAAAGACTTTTTGTCTATCAATAGTGAACCTAGGATATTCCTTTCTACTTCTATATTTTTAGGTAGGTCTATAACTTGCATTACTTTAGTTTTATTTTTGTGTTTGTTGTGTTTATAGGTTCAAAGTTTTTAGAGTTTTTTACCCATGTTCCAATTCTTCTACTTACATCAAAGAATTTTTGGTCTTGGTATCTCATCTTTCCTTTAGCATCTGCTTCAGTCCAGTAGTCTAAAAATGATTGATATTGATTACCTAGTTTATCCTTAAATTCATTTACTCTATTAACGAAAGCTTCTTTATCCTTATATAACTTATTAGTATTATTAATAGATGTATTATTAATTAATGTATTAATATCCTTCGCCTTTTCCGAATACCCCTCTTCGGTATTACGAATACCCCCTTCTGTTTTCCGAATAGATATAGTAGGTGTTAAAATCCTTTGTTTTACTTGTTTTCCTTCGTATAAAAGAAAGGTAGTAATATATCCCTTAGAAACTAAAGAAGTTATCATTTCACTTATCCTTGAATTGCTTAAGTTAAAAAACTCACCAAAATAACCATTAGAAGCAAAGCATCCTTTTTCCGCATCTAAGGAATCAATCTCTACTAATAAAAGTTTTTCCATCCAGGTTAAATTATGATCTAACCATACATCCTTAGGAATCCATACACCTTTAAAATCTCTATTCATAAAATAAAAAAGCCCCATCCAATTCCCCCCAGTCGGATTGGGGGTTCATGTCAAGGGCAATAAGTTCTTAATGAGTATCCGACACTCATGACAAATCTACAAAGAATTTTCAAACTTATCTATAGTTTTAAATATCTCATAAGCTACTTGTGGAACTATAGCGTTTCCGTAGGCTTTAATTGACTCGTTTCGCCATTTAGAAAAGGTAATAGAGTCCAATTCTCTGGGAATCCCATCATCTCCTCCACAAATAGCGGATTTAGATGGGAACGAGTCCCAAAAATTTCGTTTATGTGACTTCCAAGGTCGTCCCCTTTCCAATTCTGCGTTTTCCAATGCATATTTTGATCTGATGTCCTCGGAGTTGGTAGAAAATTTTTTACTGCCCATCCTGGTAATGTACTTCTGTTTCGCTGACTCTCGCAAAGTGTTGTTTGTTTGTAATCCACCGCTGCTGGAGTTGGTAGCATTCCCATCACTTGGGATGCTAAATTCGGCATTGTTGTTCCATTCGGATATTTCTCCATTCTCTTTTTGAACTTCTCTAAATTCACCGGATTTTCCTTTGTCGTTGGAGTAAGCAACAAACCAAATTCTTTGTCTTTGGTGCGGTGCGTTGACACTTGCAGCAGGAATAAGAAACGGCTGCACTTCATATCCTTCCCTTTCCAAATCAGAGCACACTTCGTTGAATACCAATCCCCCCCCCCAACTAACAAGTCCACGAACGTTCTCACCAATAATCCATGTGGGTTCAATCTCCTTGATTGCTCTAAGCATTTCAGGAAAGAGGTGTCTTTCATCGGCTTTACCTTTTCTAAGTCCTGCTGTTGAGTAGGGTTGGCAAGGGAATCCTCCTGTAAGGATGTCAATTCCTCCTCTGTGAATAGAGAAATCTGTTTTAGTGATGTCATTGTAACTTATTGAATTTGAAAAATGATGTTTGAGGACTTTTTGTCCAAATGGATTCCATTCGCAATGGAAAATATTTTCCCATCCCATCCATTCTGCAGCTAAATCAAATCCACCGATTCCGCTAAATAATGATCCATGTCTCATGTTGTTTCAGTTTTAGCAATCCTAAAAACCACCTTCCTATTTTCTACCATAAATCTCTTACGAGCCATAGGGTTAAGTGATTCTCTAATTACTTGAGCTGCTATCTTAGTCTTGCGACTTGCTAAAGCTGCTGATTTAAAAATAACCTCTTCTCTTGTGTCAGTATAAACCATTCTAATGGCTACTGAGTTCTCTAATCCTTTTATCTCACCTGGCATCTTCTGTTGGTTTAAAATGGTTTTTTAGTCCTTTAATGAATGATTGATTGGTTTCATGGAACTCCCTTTTAGAAAAATAATCCTCATCTATTTCCCCACCATCCATTGAATTGGGGTAGATGAGTATGTCATCATCGTAAAAATTACGCACTCTACCTGTTTTGTAACACACCACTTTCCATATGGTGTTTGTATCTGTTCCGTAATCAATCCATGCGATGCACTTTCCATATCCTAAAGGGGTTAAAACATCAATCGTATTTTTTAATTGGTGTATCATTTCTTTAAAGATATTTTAAAGGTGGTTGTAGATACTTTAGGAGCAGGATGTACCATCTCACCAGTTTCAGGATCAACCACAGGAGAGGTAATCGACCTTAACATCTTCTCCCTTTCTTTAAGGGCATATTTAAGGCTCTCTACTTCCTTATTAAGCTTATCCCAAGCATAATCTTGCTCGTAGATATACTTCACTCCTGATTCAATCCTAGCAACCTCGCTACCTAAGACTTCAGCCTTGCCTTGAGGATACTTATCAAGCTCACCTACTACCAAGTCACGAAGGTCAGCTCTTACCTCATCAAATAACTGAGAGATAGCATCCATTCTAACTAAAGTTTCTAAAGGAGATTCTCCTGTTTC